AACAGGAAATCAAGCTCATGCCATCGACACCGGATTACTATCCGGAGTTTTTGGCAAAGCGGTGCAACTTCCCGATCAGCGACCCGCAGTGCGCTGTTGCGGAATGGAAAGACATTGAGGCCTGCCTGCGGCAGCGGGATTTCGAGCCGGTTCAGGGGATGCCGTGCGTGGCCGGAATCGACTACACGAAAACAAACGATTTCTGTGGATGCTATGTGCTTTTCCGTAAGGGCAAGCTCCTGACAGGGTTCCACCACACCTTTATCTGCAGGAAATCCAAGGACCTGCCGAACATCCGCGCGCCGATTGAAAAGTGGGCGGCAGAGGGTATCTGCACGATCGTGGACGACGTGGAAGTTCCGCCGGAGCTCCCGGCAGCGTGGGTAGCGGAATTTGCAAAGAAATACATCCTCCTCATGATCGGGATTGACTCGTACCGCTACACCTGGCTTAACAAAGCACTCAAATATTACGGATTCGACGCTTTCGACAAAGAAAACAAAAAGGTCTACCTTGTCCGGCCGTCGGACATCGCTAAAACATCATCACTGATCAACAGTGCCTTCCTGAACCATACGATCAGCGGCTGGGACAGGATGATGGCTTGGTACACCAACAACACAAAGAGGATCATGGACACAAAGGGAAATGCATCCTACGGAAAGATAGAACCAAAACTCAGGAAGACGGATGGATTTATGGGATTCGTGGCATCGATGTGCTGCATAGACTTCCTGCCGGACTCCGGGGACATGCCGGACATAGACATGTCTGTGATGGTTTTTTAAGAGGGCAGTGCAATGTCGGTTTTTAAAAATTTCTGGGATTTCGTCCGGGGCAAAATGCTGGGCGGCTCTGAGGTGACGATCTCCTCGGACGAGCTGGCGGGGCTGGTAGACAGAGAAAAGCTTACAGAGCTCTCCCTCTACGAATTTGCCCTGTGCAGCGGAATAAATATCATTGCCAATGCCTTGTCTGCATGTGAGATCCGAACATTTGTTAACAACAAAGAAATCCACGGCGAGGAATATTACCTCTGGAACTACTCCCCACACTATAACTACAATGCGAACGAATTCCTGCAGAAGATCGTCTGGAACCTGATCTACAAAAACGAATGTCTGGTCGTTGAGACGAGGGGCGGGCTTGTGGTGGCGGACTCCTACGAGCACGAAGTTTACGCCCTCTATCAGGACGTTTTCAGGAATGTCATCGTGAACTCGGACTCCCAGAACGGGATCCCGCACCCTTACACATTTCCGCAGTCCTTCCGGATGGAAGATGTGCTTTTTTACAGGCTGAGCAGCAGGAATATCAAGAGCATCCTGGATTACCTCATGGAGGGGTACAGGTCGCTGCTCGAAACGGCCATCGACAAATTCCAGAAGTCGGCAGGAGAACGCGGGATCCTGACCATAGACGGCAACGCGGCGGCGGGGAATAACTACGGCACGAAACCGGACGGGACACTGAGGACATTCAACGACGTCTTCACGGAGATGATGAACGAAAGGTTCAAATCTTACTTCAATGCGAAAAATGCCGTGATGCCGATTTGGAAGGGATTTGATTACCAGATCAAGGGGCCGGAAGCCTCAAAGCGCTCCACGTCAGAAGTCAAAGACATCACAGACATGACGACGGAGATCACGACAAAGGTGGCCAATGCCCTGCAGATTCCGCCACAGCTGATGCTGGGGACGGCGGCAGAGGTAAAACAGCTGACGCGCAACCTGATTACCTTCGGGATCCGGCCGATTGCGGACGTAATAGAGACAGAAAACAACCGCAAACGCTCAGGCAGGGAGGTGCTCCGGGGCACCTATCAGATGATAGATCTCACAGGCATTGAATACACGGACATCTTTGAAGCGGCTCAGGGGGCCTACAATCTCCTCGGCAGCGGGGCTTCGATCGACGAGATCAGAGTCCTGACAGGCCGCCCGGAGCTCGGGACAAAATGGAGCAGAAAGCACCTGATCAGCAAAAACTTTGCAGATCTGGAAACAATAGAAGACCTTGGCAAGATAGGCAACGGCGGGACAGACCCGCCTGCAGGCAATCCGGAGCCGGGCGGAGATCCGCCGGCAGATGGAGAAAAGGGAGCGACGGAAAACGGAGGAAAGGAGGAAGAAAATGCCTAAGAGGAAAGATCTGAATTTCTGCTTTCGGCAGGAGGCGACGGCAGAGGGCGGCAAAAAGCACATGCTCTATATCTACGACAACGTGCGCAAGTACGGAAAATTCAACTGGCAGACATGGCAGTATGAAGACGCAGAGACGAGTGCGAAACGCTTTCGGGATGCTCTTGACGAGATTCCGGACGGTGAAGGCATCGAGCTGCATGTGAATTCCATGGGTGGAGACGTCAACGAAGGCGTGAGCATCTTCAATCTGCTCAAACAGAAGCAGGAGCGGGGAAGTAAGATCACGGCCTATGTGGACGGCGCGGCCTACAGCGTGGCGATGGACATCGTCCTTGCGGCTAAAGAGGTCCACATGGGACTCGGAACGACAATGTTCCTCCACAATCCGTGGATGGTCGCCCAGGGGAATGCGGAAGCCTTGCGGGGCTATGCGGACCAGCTCGACGCGATGGCGGCAGCGTCCAGACAGCTTTATCTGGCCAGAGCCGCCGGGAAGGTCGACGAGCAGACACTGCAGGAACTCATGGAAAAAGAGACCATGCTCGACCCGCAGAAATGCCTGGAATACGGATTCTGCGATGTGATCGATGACTTCAAGGCGGAGGAGGATGACGAGGACGAGGACAAGGATCTTGTTATCCGGGAACTCCGAAACCAGCTGTTCAGACAACAGGAGATCAACCGCATGATGCAGTTCGCGGGATTTGCGCCGGCGCAATCCGGGGGCCCGCCTGCGGGAGATGAAGCGGCAGAGAGAGCAAAGAGGATGCGCGAAACAATGGCAGCAGCGATGCGGGCCATTGCGAAATAACCGGAAAAACACCGGAAGAAAGGAGAAAAAGCAACATGCCTATCATGAAAAATAAAGACCTCATGAAACAGGAAAACTTTAAGATTGTGCAGAAGCTGTCGGAAGCCATGCAGGCCGGCGACGCTGACGCAGCGGCACAGGCGATCCAGGAGCTCCACGAAAGTGTGGCGACGAGGATCGAGCAGGAGTTTGAGCAGTATGGAAATGTCACGGATATGATGGTCCTGCAGAGCCGCGGTCTCCGCGCCCTGACCTCCGAGGAGAATGAATGGTATCAGAAATTCATCGGAGCTGTGAAGACTGGTGCAAAGCAGGAGATCACCAACCTTACGGACCACATGGTCCCCACGATCTTCGACCGCGTGATCGAGGACATGCGCAAGGCGCACCCTCTTCTGGGCGCCATCGAGATCCGCAATGCCGCCGGAGCAGTCCGCATGGTGATGAATGCAAAGCAGATGCGCTCCCTCCTGGGCAGCTGGGGACCCATCACATCCGCCATTACCGCACAGGTGCAGGGCGCAATCAGATTTATCGATATCAACCACAACAAGTACACTGCGTTCTTCCTGATCCCCAAGGACTTCGTGCGTTTCAATTTCGGTTTCGCCCCCATGTGGGTTGATGCCTATATCCGCAATATCCTCTCCGAGACTGTGGCCTTCGGCCTCGAAAAGGCGATTGTTACCGGCGACGGCGACGGCCAGCCCACTGGCCTGGCCTTTGACGTGAGCGCACAGGTCAACAACAAATACTCTGAAAAAGACGCTGTGGAAATCACCACATGGGACGACTATCGTGACGCGATCGCAGACAATCTGTTGCTCGATGCCAACGGCGACTACAGGACAATCAGCGAAGTCCTCATGGTAGTCAACCCCGTTGATTACATCAAGAAGATCCGCCCCGCTACGCAGGTGATCACCCAGGCGGGAATCCAGAACATGATCAACAGAGCTTTCCCGACAAACGTGGTCCAGTCTCCTTTTGTCACGGCAGGAACCGCAAAGGTCGGAATCGCGGAAAACTACTTCGCCGCGATCAACGGCGGCCAGTCGGGAATTATCGAGTATTCCGACGAATATCAGTTCCTGGAGGACAACAGGGTCTACACCACGAGGGTCTACGGCAATGGCCGCCCCGTGGATAATGTGAGCTTCCTCAATCTGGATATCTCCGGCCTCGAGGAGTATGCGACGCCCGTGAAAGTTACCGCGCCGGTGCCGGTAAACCCCTGATGGGGCTTCAGGTAACGGGAGACATTCCTGAAGCCCTTGCAAGCGATCTCTTCGGCAAGGCCGTAACAGACCTGCAGGAGAATATCGTGGTCTCCGACAACACGATCGCAGGAACACTGAAACATGTCGCTGGATACACCGGATTCAGCGGAAATGTGGAAGAACAGACTGGCAACTACATTGCTCTGCACTGCAATGTGCCGGGAGCTCCTAATGCGACAATCACAGTGCAGCACACCAAAGATCCGGTAAAACTCGACAGCGACAAAGTCATCGTAATCAAGGTGACAGCCGGCCGCACCATCAAAGTGACCGCGAAAGCAAAAGGACTTGGAACGGTGCAGAAAGAGTTCAGCCTGACCGGGTTGACGCTTAACGACAGCTGACATTAAGGAGGTGGCGTGATGGCAATCACAGAAACAGTTTATAGCATGCTCCTGAGGGCGCTGCACGTCACCTACACGCCCGATGAAGACACAGAGGAACGGATCCGCGCGGAGGGGGCAGCGGGAAAAGACCTGCTCAACCGCTACGCGGATCCGGAGGCGGACTGTGAACCCGGAAGCAGATGCGGACAGCTCCTGTGTGACTATGTCATGCGGGCAGAGGCCGGCGCTGCGGAAACGTTCCTGCAGGACTTCGCGCAGGACATCGTGGAAATAAAGTCGGAATACGACGCTAAGACGTGGGCGGCGGGAATGGGATACACGGAGGCAGAGGGAATGGGATACACGGAGGCAGAGGGAAATGCTGAAACCCAAGGCGACTAGCCTGCAGACCTACACAGACGGCTGGGGCTCGTCCTGGGCGGTCTCCGACCGCCGGCTGACAGAGGAAAAACAGCACATTATCCATTACGCCGACTGGACGGTCGGCGTGCGGCGTTACTGGGAAGCTATGATAGCAGGAACCCAGATCAAGCGCGCGATCCTCGTCCCGGAGCGGTCACAGATTACGGAGGGTGATATTTTTATCGACTCCGACGGAACTCAGTTCGAAGTGAAACAGGTGGACCGCAAGGACACCCGCCCTGTGTCTCTCCTCGTCTCCCTCGCGTCCGCCCAGGTCCACTACAGGAGGCGGCAGGATGGCGACTAAGGTAATCAAAGGGGACGACGGCTTCAAGCAGATTGAGGTGGAGATCGTCAAGGTGCTCGAAGACATAAAAGTCGTCACGGCAGAGGGGCTGCGGAATGCGGTGGATGCGACTGCCAAAGAGGTGGCGAAGCGGACAAAAGAAAAGTCGCCGGTAAAGACTGGGGTTTACAAAAAAGGCTGGGCAAGCAGGAAGGCACCGGCCAGGGCTGGAGCATACGGGAAAGTTGTGTATAACTCCAAAAAACCAAGCTTGACGCATCTGCTGGAAAACGGCCACTACGACCGGAAGCACGGGATAAAAGTGAATCCGATCCCGCACATAACCACAGATAAAGAAACAGAAGAAATCTTTGAAAAAAATCTGAAAGCAGAACTTGAGAAGGAACTCGAAAAGGTATGACGCGCCAGGAAATAAGGGAAAAAATCGAAGGATTCGGGATTTATTTTGACCCGGACCATCCCGACCACATCAGCGGGGAAAAGATAGAAACGCTTGAACCGCCTTTTTTGGAGTGGGGCACTCAGAAGCGGGAAGTCCGCGCTGACGGCGTTGATTACGTCCTGTGGGAGCGCCTGACGATACTCCTCTACACAGACACCAACGAGGATGCAACAGTGCTAACAGAGAGCAACAGACCTTTCGAGGAGGCTCTTGCGGATGCGTTCGACAGGTTCAGGGCGGACAAAAGCTATAACGACGAACTTGGGTTATATGTGACCGAGTACACAATGGAGGTTTAAAAATGCCGCAGGCACAGAATAAATACAGATATGACGTGAAGAACTGCTATTACTGCCCGGGTACACGCAATGCGGACGGGACAGTGACGTTCGACACTTCGAGGATCAGGCAGGAACCCGGCCTTATGTCTATCGATATGCAGGCCCAGGGAGAGATCAGCAAGACACGCGCTGACGGGATCGACTACATAATCATCGCATCAAACAACGGATACAACGGAACTCTGAATTTCGTGAAGATTTCCGACGAATTCCGCCGCGACTGCCTCGCTGAGACTGCAGACATCACGACAGGGATCCAGTATGAAGATGCGGACGCGACTCCGGATCCCTTTGCGCTCATGGGCGAGTTCAAAGGCGACCAGGAAGGGATCCGCTGGATCTATTACAACTGCACAGCGTCCAGACCCAATCAGGCGGGCGACAACAAGGACAACATGCGCGAGCCTGACACGGAAAGCATTTCCGTACAGGCGTCTCCGCTGCCGGTGACGATCGACGGAACGGAAAAAAACATCGTCCGCGGCGGCGTGACAAAGTCCTCTAACGCAGCCACATACAACCAGTGGTTCAATAAGGTTTGCCTTCCTGGAGTGTCAAACGCATAAGAGGAGTGGAAGATGGAAAAAACCATTCAGATCGAGGAAGGCAGGAGCGCGGCGTTTCGCGCTTCGGCCTTTTCGCCTATTCAGTATAACCGCCTGTTCCCTGGGCGCGACTTCATGCGAGACATGGAGGAACTCAGGAACATGAACAGCCAGGTAAAAGAAGAGACGGAGGAAGAGGGCGAACAGAAGAGAAAGAAATTTTTCAGCATCGATGAATACGAACTGTTTGTCCGGGTAGCATACACATTTGCCTACCAGGCGCTTTCACCATCTCCGAGACCGTCGAAGGAGCAGAGGGAGTTCAGGGGAAAATACCCTGACCCGTGGGAATGGATCGACAGCATGAACACATTCTCAATTTACCAGATACTCCCGGAAATCGTTGATCTGTGGTTTGAAGGAGCGGTGCAGGTTGCGAGCTCAAAAAAAAATTCGAACCAACAGTAAGAGAAATCCTGACGCCGACCTACCTGCTCAGATGTAAGCAGATGGGGATGACGACCGGAGAACTTGACCAGCTGGAATATGGCCTTGTGCTGGACATGATGACGGAGTCGGGAAACGACTCGGTAGACTACCCCAAGAAAGCAACACAAGCCCAATTCAGGGAATTCGTAGGAGGCTGACGTGGCAGTAAGTCGTATAAAGGGAATCACAATAGAGATAAACGGCGACGTCACAAAGCTGAACGACTCGCTGAAGGAAGTAAACAAATCCCTGGGCGAGTCAAGAAGGGGACTGGAAGATGTAGACCGCCTCTTAAAACTTGATCCGTCAAACACGGAGCTCCTGAGGCAGAAACAAGAGTATCTGGCCCAGGCAATCGAAAACACAAAGGAAAAGCTGGAAAGAGAAAAAGAAGCCCTTGAGCAGATGAAAAACGCCGATGGCTTCGACAGAAACTCAGAGCAGGCAAAAGCGCTTGAGAGGCAGATCATCGCCGATGAAGAGGCTTTGAAATCTTTCCAGAAACAAGCGAAAGACCTTCCGTCATCTTTCAAAGTAAGCTGCGAGCAAATATCCGAAAAGCTTGAAGCGGTGGGAAAGAAGACTGTAGACGTAGGAAAAAAGCTGACCAAATACGTCACAGTTCCGCTTGTGGGCGCGGGCACCGTCGGCGTAAAGAAGTTTGCTGACGTCGACAAGACGATGCAGCTGACAAACAAGACCATGGGCAACACCGCAGAACAGGCGGAAATGCTCAACCATGCAATGAAGGACGCGGCGGCAAATTCCACGTTTGGAATGACGGACGCCGCAACAGCGACACTGAACTTCGCACGCGCCGGACTTGACGCAGAACAGGCAGCGGCAGCCTTGGCGCCCGCCATGAATCTGGCCGCAGGCGAGGGCGGAGACCTTGACACAGTATCGGCGGGCCTTGTGGCAACGATCAACGGTTTCCACGGAAGCTTTGAAGATGCTGAAAAATACGCGGATGTTTTCGCGGCGGCATGCAACAACTCAGCGCTGGATGTAGACAGCCTTTCAAACGCGATGTCGGTCGCGGCTCCGATATTTTCGGCTGCGGGATATTCCGTAAATGACGCCGCGTTGTATATGGGCACAATGGCCAACAACGGAATTGACGCCGACAAGGCGGCCAACTCACTAAAGACAGGCCTGGCCCGCCTTGTATCCCCTGCAAAATCCGGAGCCGAGATGATGAAAAAACTCGGCATATCTGTAAAAAACGCGGACGGAAGCATGAAGGATTCCGTGACGGTTCAGAAAGAACTCCACGATGCATTCTCGAGACTTTCCGAATCCGAGCAGATTGCAGCAGCGAGTGCGATTTTTGGCAAAAACCAGATGGCGCCATGGCTCGCACTGATCAACACAGCACCGGAAGATGTGGGAACGCTGAACGATTCGCTGGCAAACTGCTCTGGGACAACCAAAGAAATGGCAGATGCCATGATGAATGGATTCGGCGGATCGCTTGAAAAGTTGAAATCATCCATTGACGTGGCAGCGACATCCCTCGGCGAGGCACTTGCCCCGACGATCCTGAAAGTGTCGAATTTTATCCAGAGCCTAATGGACAAATTCAACGCACTGGACCCACAGCAACAGCAAATGATCGCGAACATTGCCCTTGTGGTCGCTGCAATCGGCCCGGTGCTCGTGATCGTAGGAACACTAATAGGCATTATTTCCAAGGTGATTCTTGGAATTGGGATAGTATCCACGGTAATTGGAGCGCCCTTTCTGGTGCCGCTCGGAATTGCAGTTGCCGCGATTGCAGCAATCATCGCAATCGGAGTAGTGCTTTATAAAAACTGGGACAAAATCAAAGAGACTGCCCAGAAACTCGCGGAAGGACTCAAACAGAAGTGGAGGCAGATCCAGGACGACGTCGGAAGGGCTGCGAGGTTTCTGTCTCAGGACGTCCCGGCAAAATTTAAAGGACTTCGCGACGATGTGATCTCGGATATAAACGAATTAAAAGACGGTGCGAAGCGGAAATTTGACGAACTGAAAGACGGAGCGGTACAAAAAGCGGCCGACCTGAAGGATGGCGCAGTACAAAAAATCGAAGATCTCCGCGACGGAGCACTGCAGGGGGTTGAAGATCTCCGCAACAGAGCCGTGCAGGGAATCGAAGATCTCCGCAACGGAGCAGTGCAGAAGGCGGAGGAACTGAGAACGGGAGCAATTGAAAAGTTCCAGGCTTTAAAAGATGGATTCGACGAAAAACTCGGAGGGATTGGAGATAGGGCAAAAGAAGTTTTTGACAGCGTAAGAAGCTTTATCGAAGACCCGGTCTCAGCGGCCCGCGACTTTGTTGGCAATGCTGTAGAGGATATAAAAGGATTTTTTAATTTTGACTGGCACCTGCCGGAGCTGAAACTCCCACACATCGTCGTAGGCGGTTACATAGACGTCCCGGTCCTCGGAAGGATCCCGGATCCGGATCAGATCTATGTTGACTGGTACGACAAGGCGATGAACGCCCCGATGATCCTGAAGGGCGCAACGATTTTTGGAGCGATGGGCAAAAACCTCCTGGGAGGAGGGGAGTCTGGAGCAGAGGTAGTCTCCGGCCTTGACACATTGCTGGATATGATCATGCAGGCTGTTCAGAGGGTAATGCAGCCGATAATGCAGTCGATAATGCAGACATCAAACATCATTAACAACTACTCGATCAACATAAACGTTTATGCCAGAGAAGGACAGAATCTCCACGAACTGGCCAGAATAGTAAAAGATGATCTTAAGCATGAATTAGAGCGAGAGGGGGCAGTCTTCGCATGAGCGCAGGAGGATTCTTCACATTCGCGGGACGCTCCTCCCGTGAATTTGGAATACTGATCAACGAAGCGGGGAGTATGTGGAATTCCCCGGAAAGAGACAGCGAGGCGGTACAGGTTCCGGGAAGAAACGGCGATCTCGTCATTGATAACGGGAGATGGCAGAACACAACGGGGCAATATGTATGCGGAATAGGCGTAAATTTCAGAGAGAATTTTAGAGCATTCCGCGCTTTTTTGGCGTCAGTGATAGGTTATAGCCGCCTCGAAGACTCCTGGCATCCTGACGAATTCAGACTGGCAAGACTAGCGGGAGCCCTGGAACCGCAGCTATTTAAAAACGGCCTGACGGGAGAGTTTACAGTAGAGTTCGAAGCGAAGCCTCAGAGGTTCCTGAAGGCCGGCGAGACGCCGCAGGAGCTCACATCTTCGGCGACCCTTACCAACAACACCCTATACACTGCAAAGCCGCTCCTGAGGGTCTATGGGACGGGAACGTTCACAATCGGGAACGTCTCCATCAAGATTAACTCGGCAAGCACCTACACAGACATAGACTGCGACATCGGCGAGTGTTATAAGGACACCTATGCAATCAACTGCAATGGAAACGTGGAACTGACTTCCGGAGACTTCCCGACACTTAAACCCGGAAACACGGGTATAACACTCGGATCCGGAATAACAAAGATTATTGTAACACCGAGGTGGTGGACTTTATGATTCCGACTCTTTACACACCGGGGGCGACGACGTTTACGACAAATGGCAGAGGGCGCCTGTCTGATGCGATCTCCTGCTATGTGGAAGAAAACAGAAACGGATCCTACGAGCTTGAAATGGTTTACCCGGTGGAAGGGATCCATTTTTCAGATATAACGCACTCCTGTATCATCACGGCAAAACCCGCAGACGGGAAAGATACGCAGCCTTTTCGGATTTACAGGATATCGAGCCCGATAGACGGAAAAGTAACAATAAACGCGGAACACATTTCCTACCAGCTGACACACATCCCGGTGAATCCGATCACAACGGAACAGACTTCGTGCGCCCAGGCCCTGCAGGCCCTCAAGACAAACGCGGCGGAGCCGTGCCCGTTTACTTTTTGGACAGACAAAACATCACAAGGGAACTTTTACGTAAAGGAGCCGAAGTCCATAAGGGCAAAGCTCGGAGGGACAGAAGGGTCAATCCTGGATGCCTTCGGCGGCGGAGAGTACGAGTGGGACGGCTACACGGTAAAGCTCTACCAGCACAGGGGGGCCGATAACGGAGTGACGC